GGCCTGCATCACTATCTCAAACGCTGCCGCTGTGTCCGACTGGGCAAAACTACTTTTAGGTTTGGCAGCAGCTTTTTGGACTACGTCCTTGGCCTCAAAAAACTTCATCAAGTCGCCAGAGACGGCCTGTATGTCCTTACCTAATGCAATGGCGGCTTTTACTCCTTTAATTGCCGCTTGGGCCGTAGCAAAGGCGGTAATTGGATCAAGCATATATTCATTTGTCAGGGGTAAATGGCATAGCTGCTATAACCTCTAACAGGAGTATCATTATCGCCTTGGCACACGGCAATAAATTTAATAGGTGATGTTGGTGAAACAGTTACATCAAGACCAGAATATCCGGCAAATGCTCCTGTAGACCATGTTGTTCCATTAGATGATGATGCATAAGAAAAATTACCATTGCCGCTATACCCAACAGTAACAAAAACACCGGCTGAGTTAACTGTTATTGCCGTTGGTACAAAAGCTGGTGTACTTAACCTGCCGGGAGTTGTCCATGTTGATCCATCAGTTGATGTTGTATATGCACCATAAGTAAGATTTACAGAGCCATTCCCCCATCCAGTTGCTACAAACAAGTTAGAAGAATTAACAGTAATATATGGAACAGTTATTGCATAAGAAGCGTTACTTGGTAAAGCAGTTGGCGTTGATGACCAAGTAGTTCCATTGGTAGATGTTGCATATACTCCATTACCAGCCCCAGAAGTAGCATACCCAACAGCAACAAACTTTCCAGAAGAGTTTACGGCTACACTGGTCATTCTGTAACCTGTAGCCCCTCCTAATTGAGCAGGCACTGTCCAAGTATTACCATAATCAGAAGAATATGCATAAAGCGGCGTGTTGGTAGTGCTATTATCATAACCTACTGCTACAAATAATCCAGAAGAATTTACGGTAATCCCAGACATATAAGATGCGGTAGTTGTTCCACCCATAGCAGTTGGATTTGACCAATTAGTGCCATCAAATACTGCATATGCTGGATAATTTGTTCCACTTAAATATCCAATAGCAACAAAAGAGTCATATGACCCAACATTATAAACAGCTATGTTTAATATAATAAAACCTGAAGTAAAGTTATTTATTCTGGCTGGCGTTGTAAATGTTATTCCATCAGTAGAAGTGGAATAAAGTGGATATGCAGTGCCAGTAGATTCATAACCAACTACAACATATAGTCCGCGAGAGCTAACAGTTATTGCTGTTGCATTAAAAGTATTATTCCCGCCAATTACAGTTGGCGTTGTAAAAGCATTAAATGTTGGGGATGCTAAATAACCCAATGTGCGTGCAGCAAAAGTCATGAGAATGCCTTTGCAAGTGAGGCATACCAAAAGCCTGTAGAGCTTCTGTATGTGGCTACTAATAAATCAACTGAACCTGCTGTAGTGCTTAATACTGGAACTATACCCCCTGACCATTTAAAGCTAGAAGGCCATATCATGGTGCGGCTACCTGTGCCATCTTGGGTAAGGAACCAATTAATAGTTTGCCCATCCGTTGGACTGCTCATGGTGGGCGCTACTGCTATATTGGCAGTTAGCGTCATAGTAAAGACATTAGATAATGCGCAGTTAACCGTTGTAGCTCCAGCAGAAAAAGTTACTGCAACCGGCGTAGTTGATGCTCTAGCAAAAGTGGCTGCTGCTACAGTGGTTGCACCAATTGTCACATTGTCCATTGTGCCTACGGCGGCAGGATTAATGGCAAACGTATTAGCTGTGGTTAGCGGGCTAAGGTTAACAGATGCATTGGCATTCAATGCTGTAAACGATCCTGCTGCGCGGGTTGTAGCGCCTATGGTTACATTATCAATTGTGCTTGCACCGGCGGGGCTTATAACCAGTGTACCGGCAGTGGTTAGCGGGCTAAGGTTAACAGATGCATTAGCATTTAATGTAGTGAAGGAACCTGCCGCTCTGGTTGTAGCCCCAATCGCCACGTTGTCTATAGAACTAACGCCAGCAGGGCTAATAACTAACGTACCAGCCGTTGTTAGAGGACTTAGGTTAACGGCTGCATTAGCGTTCAGAGTAGTGAAGGAACCTGCCGCCCGCGTTGTTGCTCCTATTGCCACATTGTCCATTGTGCTTGCACCGCCCGGACTAATAACCAATGTACCCGCAGTTGTTAGAGGGCTTAAATTTACATTGCCGCTTGCAGTTAATGTTGTGAAAGCTCCGGGGCCATTTGTACCAGAAATTTTTACGTAGTCTGAGCCGTTCCAAGCAATAACAACTCTTTCACCATCTACTAAAGTAATACCGGTAGTTGGAGTCACCCCGCGCACAGTGAGCAAAAACCCGCCTGTACCCGAGTTGTTGATTACATACTTCCGGCTGGATGCAGGTAAGTTAAGAGTACGTGCTGCCGTCTTGGCCCCGGTAATGTTCAATATTGCGTACTGCGCTGTAGTTGAGGTTATCCCCGTCACAGAGCTTGTACCCGCTGTATTAGCGAGGGTAACATCCGCCGTGGTTATAGAAACAGACAAACCTCCGGCAATGGCAATGTCCAAGTATGACGTTAAACCATTGTCTACAATTTCACCCCAAAGCCCAGACTCAGTGCCTGTTGTAATCAGTGGTAGGCTCAATAAAGAGCTAGGTGTAATAGTCATAAGGTTTCCTTACTGTGTAGTTGGTTCATAATTTTAGCTACCTAAACATAAAAAAGAAGTTGCCAGTATTTGTTGCTGGTGGAGCGGTAAAAATCCAGCCGGTATTTCCACTGACGTTAGTGGAGTTTGCGCCAGCATACCAAGTAGCGCCACCTGTAGCAATTGAGTTTGTCAACGATAAGTAATTTGCGCTAACAGTGCCAGTTGCTTTGGACAGCGTATGGGTAGCTGCTGTAGCCGAGCTAATGGTCAACACATTACCAGCCGCACCACTTGCATTCCAATTTGTAAACGTACTGGTTGTTGCCGCAGTAAATAAGATAGACGTTGCGCCAGTTGCATTGTAGGTATTTGTTATGTTAGAAAAAGTGTTTGAGCCTGTTATGGTCAATGCGCCTGCGCCACCTTGGTCTAATGTAATGGTGCTATATGAAAAACCACCGCCTGCAAAAGTTTTTGCTGATGCGCTTGTAAGGCTAATTGAACCTGTTCCTGTTACCGTCAATCCTGTAGTAGTTGCGGTAGTCCAAACAGTACCTGTACCAGAACATATAACACTACCAACACCAAAAGCAAGTACTCTGGTAGCAGTACCTGTACCACTAAATAATCCTGTAGTTAAAGTTTTACCATTTAAATCAAGTGTGCCAGATGTTAATGTAGTTGTTCGTGTGGTTGCAGTTGTAAAATTATCTACCAACTGAACTGTTCCCGTTAAGTTGTCAATTGTTATTGGCTGGGTAAATGCAATATTGTTGCTTGTTACTTGCTGAGTTGTTCTCCCAGAAAAAGTAATTGCTTGAGTTCCAGAAATTGTTGTTCCACTTCCGTTAAGCCAATTTCCGTAAACATTAGGGCCACCTGAAGCAGATAACGTCATTGCGCTTGTTCGTGCAGACATATCAAGCGTACCGATATTCCATCCAGCATTTACTGTTATTGTTCCGGTTACGCTACCGGTGTTATCAAACACGGCAGTATCTTGAGCCAATGGGAAATTAGCCGCAGCAGGTGTTCCACCAGAAGATGTTGCCCATCCCGTAGCAGGCCAGCTTTGCGCACCAGCAAGATTCCAATAAACTGTTTTTGCTGCGGTAAAAGTTATTCCAGAATTGCCATAACAATTTCCAATAGACGTACCCGTCCAACTACCAGCACCAGCGCCTGTAATATCTTGAAAATCACAATAGGCAATAGCGACAGTTGCCGCTGTAATTGTTCTGGAGGTTCCTAATACATCTGAAATAAAAAATGTTCTTGCGTTATAAGAGCCACTATTTGAAGTAAAAGTACCAGTAACAATTTGGTTTGCTGCAAATGATAATGTTTTAATTAAACTAGCTGGGCCAGAAATATTTAAGTTAAGAAAAGTATTAGCTCCTCTTATTGCTAGCGGACTAGTATTGGAACCGCCTGTAAAACCAACAGTGCTATAAGTAAGACCCCCACTATTAAAATTTGGCGATGATGCTGTAAAGTTTATTGTTGAGGTTCCAGCGTTAAATGTAAGATTTGTTATAGTTGTAAAGTTCCAAGCCGTAGATGTTCCCGATAAAGTAATGGTAGAAGAACCTAAAGAAACTGATCTAGTAGAACTATTTGATGAATTAAAAGACGAACCTGTAAAAGCAAAATTTCCTGTACTAAACGTACCGCTGCTAACTGTAATTCCACCTGTTGAAGTTAATGCGCTACCAAGAGTCCAGCCGCCAGTACCAGTAAAAAAAATACTTGATGATAATGAAACACCATTAGTTGTAATAGTTTTTCCGGTAGTAGTAGATTGAAATGAAATTGGAGCAGTTGTTGACCAAACAGTTCCTGCTACCAAACTCATACTTCCATAAACATCAAGAGTAGGAGCAGTTCCATCTACAAAAGTAACCGTTCCAGCCGATACGGTTATATCAAGACAAACCAATGCCCCTGTGCAGGTAACGGTATAAGTTAATGCTTTATCAAAAATTACTGAATCTGCTGAGGTTGGAACAGATGCTCCTATGGTCGCGGCTTGCATTGCTTGTGAGGCATAAGTACCGCCAACGGATACAACCCAAGTATTAACTGCGCCTGATACAACTGTGCCAAGGCTAACGTAAGTGCTTGACCATACAGTCATTCCAGCAACCAATGCTGGTGAACCTGTTGTCGTTAAAGTAGTTCCTGAACAAGATGCTGTAAACGTCAATGCCGTGGCAGCACTCCATTTAGCAGTAGATGAAGTATCCCAAGTTCCAGTACCGCCAGCCCAATAACGATTTGCCATGCTTTACTCCGCAGGAGGAGCAGTGATAACAACAATCCAGTTATCCAGACGCTGCTGTTTCATGGCATCCAACTCAGCATCACTCAAGCCGTGATCATCAGGCAGCACCAAAGCGTCCCGGAACGTGCCGTACTGTGTGTCAAATTCAAATTCAATGCTTACCATGTCATGCTCCTTATGCGGATGCTACGCAGCGCCATTTGCTGGTTGCCACGTTCCAAACAAAACCCACATCCAAACGAGCCGTGGTGACCGTGGTTGAGGGTAAGGTAACCGTGGACGATTCAAACGACGCGCCCCAAGTGATGGCGATAGCGCCTGTACCGGTGATTGCAATCCACAGCTTTTGCCCGTTGGTTGCTGTGCCGGTTAAATTGGTAGTGAAAGATGTAATGGCTACGGTCTGACCCGTAATCACCATCATGTCATAGTTGTCGGTGTTAAGCGTAGGTGTTGCACTATTAGCAGTGCTTGCCAATACCCGTGGCACTACCGCACCAGTAGTGCTGGTGTTTTCAGCAAAGAAAGATAGATTACGGGGTATGCTCATGATTCAATCCATTGTTCTTCATTTTGGCCCCATACCCAATTGCCTTCTGGCTTTACCGGGCGGACTACCCAACCCGGTGGATACCACCAGACAACCTCGTACCCTTCTGCTACAGGGCTTGGTGGGTAACCCACCTCTATCCAGCCCTCAGTGCCGTCGGTGTCTGTTTTAGGAATTGAGCCAAGTTTTGAGTAAAGCATATTTATCCTTACTGATTAGGAAATGCTTGTTGCGGGGCGGTAAAGTTTGCTGTGTACCTAGCAACGCCTTTGGTAATCCGCAGATCATCAACATAGCCGTTAAGCGGAGTAGTCCCCGTCCTGCTAGCCCCAACGTACATGATGCTTGTTTGGTTAAAGTTGTCTGTTACCGCGCCCGCGCTAGTTGCATCCGCCGTCCCATTAAGGTAGATTTTCAGGTTTCCAGTTCCGCTACCAGATCGCACTACTGCAAAATGATACCAAGTAGACGCAGCCAACGCGGTTGCCCCTGTTAACACAGTCGCTGTATAGCTAAACTGCAATAAATTTCCCGTAGTTGTGTTAACGCTCCACCCGGTAGCTGCTGCACCTTTACTTACAACAGCATAGGCAACACCAGCCGTTGATATGTACATCCAACCTTCAATCGTAAAATCACCTGTGCCAAGCTGTAAAGCAGGTCTATCTAATGCGGTTAGCCAATTCCCCGTACCAAATGACAACGACCCTGTTCCGTATTTATATATAGCGGTGGAAATTTGTGCTGAACCAACAGTAGTGAAATCGTTAAGCATGGAATTATCATAAATTCCTGCGTTTGTATAGTTGTAAAGTAATGAGGTAGCCGTTCCAGTAATAGCCGCAATGTTTGTTCCCGCGCTTTGAGTTGCAGCTAATGGGGCTGTTGGTGGGGTAAAAGCACCCGTATATACACCAACACCTTTAACAATCCTTACATTACTAAGATAGCCAGCAAAAGGTGAAGCTGTATTTGCGCCGCCAGCAGTACCTACATAAAGAGCGGCAGTACCTGAGAAATTTAATGACCGGGTAACTGCTAATGCTGATACACCATTTACATAAAATGTTTCAACCCCACTAATTCTTACCCACGCAACGTGACCCCATGCGCCAACAAGAGTATTAGTTACTGTTGTTGATATTGTAGACATAGTTGTCCAGCCGCCAAATTCTAATCCACCAGCATTAGTATCTATATTCCAAAAAGTATTTCCTGATGAATAACCAGTACCTAAATTTCCCAATATCCTATTAGTGGAAGCAACAGAATTAAAATTAATCCAAAACTCAACAGTAAAGTCACCAGTGCCAAATGTGTATACGGCGTTGGAAGGGGTAGCAAGATAACTAGAGCCGTCAAAATATGCTGATCCGCCGATAACACTGGCTTGGTACGGAGGGGTAACTCCAAATGGACTATAAGTGCCTTGAGTAACAGTCCCGGTGCGGGTAACAGTAGCCGCAACAGTGCTGCTATCTAAAAACGTGTTATTTTGAGCGCCGTTAGTTCCATCTCCGTGAAGCAAGGTAGAAACACTAGACCAATATTGGTCAATCGAAGGCCAAGCAGAATTAATTAACTGAGCAACTTCTGTTTGTTTCCAAATGCCATACGCTGCCGCGCTAGATGAACTAGCAGCAGTAGACGAAATGATTGAACCCTTGTACCGATTGGACATTAGCTAATCGCCTCGTAAGACGTTGTAAAAGTAATGGCGTTTGCCGTACCAGATGTTACGCTTATAGATGTTCCCTCTTGCAAGTAGAAAGATGTGCTTTTATCCACCACCACAACCGCTGAATTTCCCGGAACCGGCACTTGATAAATAATTGGGTAAGCTGTACCGCCAGAAGGCGCAGAACCTTGGGCCACAGCGCCATTGGTGTAGATAGATACGGTAGCGTTTGCAGTAGCGCCTGTCACATTTGCCGCAACCACGTTGTCAATTTTATTAACTACTCCTGAAGCTGCGGCGTTAGCCAACAATACCACTGCTGTAGTTCCAGATGGGGTGTAATACGTTGTAGTGCCGTAAATGGCTGTTACGTTAACTATATTTGGGTTTGCCATGTTTGTTCCTCAATAACCGAAGATAAGCGCCATTGCGATACTCTTGCCTGTGGTGACTCCGGTCACCGAAGTGGTGATAACCAATGCCTCCACAATATCGCCCACCGCGCAAGCGATACCAAGGGTAAAGCCTGTGCCGCTGGTAGCAGTGTAGTCCGAGGTAGCCAGCAAAACACCGTTTACATAGACTTGGAGATAGCCCACTGCGTAGGTAACTGTAAACGCTGTCTGCCCAGCCGTAGCGGTAAATGATGTGCGGGTATATGCGCTACTACTACCACTAGGAGCGGCAGAAGTCCAGATTGATCCATTGGACGTTAAAACATTGCCGTTTGTTCCGGGTGCGCTAAGTCCTGTTCCGCCGCTTGAAGCTGGCAAGATGGAGCTATTTGTCGCTGTTAGTACCGTGCCATTGGCATAGATAGAGCGCCCTGCTGGGTAAGTTACAAATACGTCTTTTGTCCCAGCCGATAGGGTGACTACGGAACCACTGTTACTTGATGCAAGGATTGTATCGCGGGAAAGGGTTGTGCCAGATGCGGTGTATGTCCCAATCCCAACTTCCCATTCGGAGCCAGTCTGGCCTGCAATGGTGTAATAAGTTGTGTTGGCGTTGCCTACTGCCGCAAAAGACTGATAGCCTGTAGACGCGCCTAATAGCGTTACTGCTCCAGTACCTGTTGTGGTAGTTGTTTCTTTAACGCGATCTGCTAGTACAAGCGCCATTTTTTATCCTATACCGTTGTTTCTATCAATACCCAGTCTGCACTTTCTGAGTTATCAATTAAGGCCCAGCTTGCTGTTTGCGTGTTTGAAATATTTTGCCAATCTGCATTTTGGCTATCGTCTATTAATCTCCAATAAACAGGAATAATAGTCCCAACAGCACCGTTTGCTTGTACCCCTGTCAGGGCATTTATAAAACTTTTGCCAACAGACCCAATAGTACCCGAAGCCTGCGCCCCAGTCAAAGTAGGAGAAATATCTTTAGCTACACTACCTACTGCTCCGGAAGCCACAACACCAGTCAAGGCTTTTGTAATGTTTACACCAACAGTTCCTAAGCTACCAATTGCTTGGTTACCTGTAATTTCCTTTGTTTGGCTGTAAGCAACTGATCCTACTGCCCCAGAAGCTTGAACACCGGTAAGGGCAACTACTATCCCACCATTGGCTACTGTCCCAACAGAGCCGGTAGCCAAGACACTAGTTAGAGCCGCCGCCCCAGACGAAGAGGTTGCGGCAACTGTTCCTACTGAACCTGATGCCTGAACACCAGATAAAGCAAATGAAAAGGCAAAAGCAACAGTACCTAATGAACCTTGCGCCTGAACACCGGTCAGTGCAACGGAACAACTTGGGACTACTGTACCTGCCGAACCTAATGCCTGAACACCAGTTAATGCAACCGTTACGTTAGAAGATACCGCAGTAACTGTACCAACAGAACCTGATGCTTGAACGCCAGATAAAGCAACCGAGACATTAACAGCTACTGTCCCAACCGAACCTGATGCTTCTACCCCTGTTATGGCAACAGTTGTCTGCGCCCCCCCGGCAAGACTAGAGAAGGGGACTTCTGAAAACGCTGATATACCAAACATGGCTTACGGCATACGCCGCCTCTGTTTAGGTTGTCGCTAAACGAATCAGCGCAGCAGCCGTGGTATTAGCAGGCATTGTTAACGTAAAGGTTCCAGCAGTGATGGACTGTGAACCAAACGTATGGACACTGATTGCCTTGCCACTTTGAGTAGAGTTGTAAATTAATACTGCATCAAATGCAGTTGCTAATGTTACGTTTGTATAAACAATACTTGCAGATGGTGTCCAGTAACCTACACCTGCCGTAGTAGATGAGTTGGTAGATGTTGGAGCCGTAGCATTAGTTACTGTTGCCCCGCCAGCAGTGTAATTAGTACCAGTTACTTCGCCAGTAGTTGAATATACAGTGGTACTAGCGTTTAAAGTAGCTGAAGCCAAATACAACGCAGCTTTTACCGTGTCGGTAGTAGGCGAGGTCAAGCTAGTGCGAGAAACAATAGTAGAAGCGCCAAGCTGGTGCTGGCCCAACATCAGTTCACCAAGGAACGAAGTAGCCATTGATTGAGTATTAGCGATGATGGTTCCTTTCTTGGGCTATACCCAATTTACATTTTTTACTTGATGCGATTGATTACCGCTTCTGATAAAGCTTATATGCCCTTGAGAAACGCCAAGCGCCGCAGCAATTTCTCGCTGCAATCCCGGTGCTATTTTTGCAAATTCAACTTGGGCATTTGTTAGCTTTGCCCTACCATGCAATTCACCAACACGCATACGCAATTTTCTTTTTGCGTCTTGCATGTTTTCTTTTCTTGTGCCAAGGCTTAAATGCTCTGGGTTTACACAAGCGGGAGTATCGCACGCATGCATTACGTCCCTTTGATCCAATAAACCTGTAAACAACCTGTAAGAAGCACGATGTGCAAGTTCGTGTCTTGTGGGTGTTCTAAACAATCCATAGCCGTTTTTCATGCGGTACGCAGTCCATAACCAACAGCCGTTTTCCGCTTTATGCACTTTTTGCATGAAACGTTCACTTTCCGGCATTTTTGGTTTACCCGCCACAATGATTTTTCCTTAAAAAGAAGCAGTTTCGCCACCAGCAAAGGTAGGCATTTTCTTCAACGTAACATGCGCTGACCGGTGAACCAATTCGCCATCCAGCCAGTATTCCACCCACGTTGTCAGTTCATTTTCATTATCAACTGTGCCTTCCCGCTTCTCAAGCAGAGAATCATCCATATCGCCTTTGGTAGTGGTAACTATCAATTTGAACTCCTGATAAGCGCGGTGGTTGATGTGTCGGCAGGCATAGTGATTGTAAACGTGGTGGTTGATGTTTTATCAGAACCAAAGTCCAAAACTGCAATTGATGTGTTGCTTTGCGTGGAGTTATAAATTAAAGCGCACCGGGCGGTCAAAGCACCAGTCCAAGATACATTATCCCAATTTACATAAGCTACAGAACCATCAGAACTAATTTGAACCCCGGTCATAACTTTCCCGCCAGCCGTGTAACCTGTCCCAGATATTTCGTTGGTGCTACTATAAATACTAGTAGCTTCATTTAAATTTGCATTGGCGGTGTACAGGGCTATTTTGATAGTGTCCGTAGACAGATCATGGACTCCCTGATAAAGCTCTCTCTTGAAGCTGGTGGTTTGAGTCTGGACTATGCTCATACAACACCCTGCCTAAATTGACCGTTGCGGTAGGCATCTTGGCGCTCCATACCATCACCCAGACGTTTGGCAAGCGTAAGTGCTTCTTTGTACTTGCCGTCATATAAGGCAACTAAGTCTTGCTCACCCTTCATAAAGGTATAAGCTTCTACCAAAGATCCATAAAGTAATACGGAGTCAAAGTTATCACCAAGCCAAGTTTTACCACCAGATACCGTGGTAATGGACTCAGGGTAATAGTAGTAATGAAGTTCTGCGGAATATGCTGCATCAGGAGTTGGGCCTAAGATAAAGCTTAACTCATTAGAGATAGTGGCTCCTGAAACTGTCGGGCCAAACAATGCGTAATACTTTGGAGATCCTGTACTTGTTGGGCTGGGATATGCTTCTCGGATAAAGTTCACATCTTTGTTAAGAAGGAATGTGTAGTCCCCACCACCATAAGGATAAACAGCCAAAGAGTATGGAGCCAAGAAGTCATCTGGGCAAGACAAGTACTTATTGTTAATGGTGATTGTCCCGGTCACATTCTTACGCAAAGAAGGGAACTGCACCGAGTTATAGATGCGTTGTTCTGCCTGCTGAATAAATCGGCTAATCTGATCTGTAGATGTGGCAGCTAATGTCGCTGTCCCTGTGCCGGAGCCAACTCCAGTGGCAGTAAAGACTATACCAACCGTACTAGCGGAAGCGCCAATTGATACAAAGTTAGTTGTACCAACAGAAGCAATAGTATAAGTTTGACCAACAACAAAGCTTCCAGCCGTATACAAACTTGCAGTATTAACCGTCGGAAAAAAGTTTTCCGTGTAAGTTTGTATATCGGTTAAAAGCTCAGTGTAGTTCATGCCATTGGGCCTCGTGCCATCACGCCTTTAGTTGCGCAGCCAGTACCACGGATTTTGATGTTAGTTGTCTTAACAGGCTCATTACCAGCAGATTTGCTAACATTGCCTACGCTGACATCATAGGTATCCAGCTTGCTGCGGTTTGGTTCTTTGCCGGGGCTGTTTTGAATTTTCATAGCTTTACCATCCATTGTGTGTGGTTGCGCATAAACAGCAGCAGAGCCAATCTCTTTGCCGCCTTTTTTCATACTGTATGCCATGATTTACCCCGTCTTTTGGTTGGCTGCGCGGGACAGATTTCTCCCCATACGCATGCGGTCTTCACTAGTGGGGCCACCCTTTTTAAGCTTTAGGGATGTACCCTTACCGCCTTTATGCTCTTGAGCATCATGTTGTTTAAACGCTTTTTTGATCATGGCTTTATCTTGTGCCAGATCACTCTTCATGTTTTCTTTAGCCATCATAAACTCCTATGAAACTGTTACCGTGCCAACACTTGTGGTTCCAACCAAGTAATTAGGCGTTAAAACTGCATCAAACTGACTAGCCCCACCTACAGGGTTCCAGCCCCATTGAATATCTCTGGAGCCTCCAGTTAGGTTACCAGAGCTATTCACACCTGCCGTTATGTATGTGGTGTCATGGCGGGGATTGCGCACAGCCTGTGGATCATCCACTGGATACATACCTAATTGCAACTGCGGCTGGTCTGGATCCCAGCAAGATCCACATACAAGCAAATTGTACGTCTTTGTCTTGATAATTTCCTTGCGTAATTCAGTTAATTTAAACCTAGCGCCACACCTATCGCACATGGCAATACTATTCTTGCCGGATGCAAACCTATTACCCATGTCACGTTCCGCTTCCAATAAATACTTGGCGAGGCACGAACCTTACTGCTGCCTTCTCGCGGTCTTCATCAGCCGCTAGTTGCCAAGCTTCATCATATTGCTGCTTTAACGTACCAAGCCTATCCCCGCCATTGGGAACCTTCAGGGCTAAGTAGTACGCCAATCCAGCCACCATACAAGGCAAAAACCGGAACGGTACATCCATTGTGTTTACACCAGTCCCAGCATTGTCTATGCGGCGCAAGCGCCAATAAACAAACTGATAAGTCTGGGAGTTGTCTGGTACGGGCCAGACCGTGAATCTTGGCGTTTCCAACCGCTCTATCCAAACCTGAATAGGACGAGCCTGTTGCAACTTATTAGGAATAGTGGCATAAGTAGAAACACTAATACGGGTGATTGTCAGGTCTGCCTGTGTGGAAGCACTACCTGCACCGGTACGTATTACATGCTCCAGAAGATCTACTGTGTCTTCTGGAAGATCATATGTAGCTGTTCCGGGGACAAGGTTAATAGTCCCCTGCTCAAACGTCCACATGTTTATGCCACGGTTTGCCCAATCAGCAAACATGATGTTTAAACTGCGCCTAGCAGTACGTAAATCATACCCCGACCGAAGTTCGGAGCCAGCACGTTCAAACGCTTCCTCTACGATCTCCGTGAGGTCAAGATTGAAGTTTGCAACTCCTGAGACAGCCATGTTTTACTTCTTCGCGGTTTTTGCAGAATCAATAAACGCCTGCGCAGTGGGAGCGCCCTTCTGACCGGGCTTGCGCATCTTATCGCCTCTAGCTCTCTTTGCATTGATATTAGCGTACAGCCCTACCTTACCACCTCCGGCGTACTGCGTAAAGTCAGTATCGTCCCGGCGGGCAGTCTTCTTGCCTTTTGGCATCTTGGACGGGGAGATATCGCCCATACCCCTGCTAGACATCATGTTAATTTCCTAACAAATTGTGCCGCGAGTCTTGCCGCGCTGTGCAATGCCATCTGCACGAGAGGAGGCAGAGCCGCCCTTAGCATAGCCGCGTTGACCACGTACCATGTCACGAGGATCCATTGCTGGGGCAGGAGCAGTCATACGCAATGACTTCATATACGCTTTGTCCTGAGCAGCACGAATTTTTGCCTCTGCCACGCTTTGAGGGGTTTGGTCATTATCGTCCATGATTATTCCTTAGCACATTTTGCCGCGAGTTTTACCACGCTGGGCTATACCATCAGCGCGTCGAGAGGCGGAAGAAGTGGATCCACCAGAAGCCATTTTCTTGATAGCTCCACCGCGCTTGTACTCTTTAGTGCGATCCGCCGCATAAGCGTCACGGCGTGGCATGTAGTTAGCCATAGAAGCATCGCGCTGGGCAATTGCATCCTGTTTATCAACCATAGCTTTGCCGCTCTGGGTGTACTGATCACGGGGTACATAACCGGCTGTACGTTGAAGAGGTTGACCATTTTCATCAAGACCACGATTTGCGTTGTCCTGAGCCTCCATAGTCATACGCTCTTGCGTACTGGGGCGGGGCTTGTATACACCAGCTTTAGTGCCTTCTGGTGCTTTCATGGTTAGACCACGTTCTTTATTCAAAAACTCGCGCAAAGAAGATGCACCAGAGTCTTCCAACTCTTTTTTGGAAACAATACGATTAGTAGCCATTATTTGCTCCTTAGCAAGCCATTCCGCCACGCTTCATGGTGATGTTTTTACCTTTGGTTTTACCCCTAGAGGCAACACCGTCTGCGCTTTTGTGACCTGAAGCAAGACCGCCAGATGCCATTTTCTTCATCTGCATTTTGTCCATCATCATGTCTTTCTTGGAGCCTTCTTTGGATCCTTTTTTCTCTGCGTCCTTACCGGACTTCTCAAACTTTGCAAAGGGATTCACACCTTTTGTAGCCATATCACCACCTCGTTTAAACGTTTTGCCTTTATCGGCGTTGCTAAAGTCTTGCCCCACAGACTGTGGAACCCCTACTTTCTTAGCAAACGATGGCGAGTGAGCTATCGCAGCCATGAAATTATGTTGTTTCTTGCTGATTGATGGCATTATTTATTCCACCAATGAAGTGCCTGCATAAAACCAGCGCCAAGTACGCCGCCTGCGCCAGCAACACCAACTAAAACTCTCCAGCCACCTTTGGCTTCAGAAAGCGTTTTATCAATACCAGAAAGCGTTTTCTGCATCTCTGCTACGCTGGCTACAAGTTTATCCATGTCCCGTTGCAGATGCTCAATATCTGCTGCGTGGGTAGCAAGTTCTCTGGCGGTTTGTATTGCTTCATCAGACATATTAGCAGTTCCAAGCCTTCAAACTCTTATTGATACGGGAATTCGGGTCTTTTGCCGTCTTCTCGCGGTAGGCATCCCACTCTGGCGCATCCGCTGATGCGTATAAGTATTGTGCCGCAAATTCCAAAAGCATAGGGTCATCCCTAAAATGCCCTAAACCCCGATTGCAATGGTTGCAAAGCATACCCCGAACCTTCCCGGTAACATGGTCATGGTCTACAACTAAAGCGTCTTCTACCCCGCAAATAACGCATTGCTTCACTGAAGTTTTTATTTCTTTAAGAACTTCATCAGGCATTACTGCACGATGTTTACCTCTGCAATTTTCACTCCGGTAGGTAGCACGGCATTCTCTGCACCAGCTATCCAAACCATTGCGTTTTTTATTGTGCAATGGAAAAGCTTCAGCCGTTGCGGGCTTATCTACCTTACAGCGAGTACAAGTTAACAGTTCCATGCTTTTAATGCCAAGTTAATTCTGGACTTTGGGTCGTTCGCTGTTTTTGCGCTCGTCAACTTCTTTTTGGCCCCACCCATCCTTGCACAGAAGGAGTCGCGCCTGCTGCCGCCTTCTGGCTGGGGAGGTTTCAAGTTCATGCCTTGCGCTTTTGCTGAGGCGCGCCCCTTGGCGTTCAAGCCACCCTTCTCGGATTTGCCTTCTTTCCTCTGCCATGCTGGTGTCTTAGCCATTTGCTACTTTTAGATGTAAACGAGCATGCTCTTTAAGAAGCGGCTGCAAAGCATCTTGCTCAAAGTTACGGGTAAATTCTTGACTGCCAATGTGAGGCAAACTGATGGCTGGGTCTAAATAAATCTTAAACCCTTCCGCCCTAGCGCGTCGGCAGAATGCATAGTCTTCTCCAATGTACTGCCCATCAATCAACAGGAAGTCAAAGATAGCGTATTCGGTCTCGCCATCGCCATCCCCTTGGTATTCCCATTCAGGATGTTTTTCCATCATATGTTCAATTACATGGCGGCGGATAAGCATAAAGCCTGTAGCAACGCTTTCTACGCGCATTAAGCCATTTTCATCAAACTCTAACTGATTACTCTCATCCAAATAGAAGTCAAGAAAGAATTTAGCGTCTGTAGCACGGCGAGGATATGTACCAGCAACTACATCTTTGCCAGTGGACAGGGCCAACAAACGGGTTACAGCTTCTACATTAATAACCACATCTGCATCTACAAACAATAAGTCGGTGCAGTCTGTATCCATAAAGTTGCGTACCAGCTTGTTACGCGCTTTGGAAATAATAGAGCAACCAGACAGGTGCGCCAGATGAATCTGGACACCCATCTTGTCCAACTTGGGGACGAGTTGTGCTATGGCAAACGCAGTCTTGATATTGACCTTGCCGTCATAACACGGGATCGCAAGCATAAGCTTGCGCCCCACCAAGTTAAAACTCTTATCAGCCATAGAATATTGTGATTCCTGTTACCGTACCAACACTTGTTGTTAAATACAACCCAGTAGAAGCCAAGATGCCCTCACCGGGAACAAATATGCTAACCGTATTTGGGGTTCCAAGGCTTGCTATATCCATTGTGTACAGAATGGCTCCGGTAGCGCTACCATCTCTAATTTCAAATGTTGCTGCCGTGCTTGCTTTAGGACTGACCACAATACCTTTAAGGCGTGCGCGCCCAACATAATAAGAACCCGCTACGCTCAAGTGCGCACTTTTTACATCAGTTTGTTGCATAACTAATCTCCTGTAAAGCGGGGGCCGAAGCCCCCGAGATTAATTAAACTTGGCTAGGGTTAGCCGAGCCGTCGCTTTCGCGTACCACGTATTCAACCGTAACAACAACCGATCCAGCGGTTGCGTCAGCAGTAGCTGCTGTAAACGTGCCAAAAATGATTGCGTCTGTAGTGCCAACATTATTGGTTTTGGCTGCTTGGGTAGCTGCTGCAATGGTGGCAGGCGAAGTTTGGACAGCACTGGTTCCGCTATTGACCGAAGTCATATAGAAGTTGGCTGTGCCGCTTGTACCAATAGTAACGCCGCAGTTTGTTGCGCCGGTCAATGCAACAATAACTTCAATGTCAAAGCGAAGAATCTTTGCTCCTGCGGGCAGGACAAACATTTGCACTGCGGTGGGGGATGCCAGAATAGTAGCTGTAGCTGCGGTATAAGACTGGGAAACAATGGTTGCGCCAGTATTGCGGATTGTGCCAGCGGTAGTACCGGTGGTGTTTTTAACCGTGCCAAGCAGCCAAGGGCCGAGATGAGTTGCGAATCCCATGATATATATCCTTACATACAAGTAAAGTGCATCAATCGGTATGTCGTCTGCCGGGACAGTTTGATGCACCGGAAAGCCCGGAATAGCTGCAATATATCATAAATTTAAACGCTTGTGCAAATAAAAAAGGCCCCCGAAGGAGCCTTTTCTACAATCCCAAAGGATTAAGACGAACCGGGCGATCCAAAGATACCCAGAGGATCAGACCAGCCGAAGCTGTAACGCTCACGAGCTTTGTAACGGACATTGCCGGTGTCAAAATCACCGTCCATGCTGTTAGTCAGCGCCATACGCTCAAAGTGCTTCAAGCCGTTAGGAACGTCGGTGGTCAAATACCAGCCGTTCGTGTCGGTCAAGAAGTGGTTAACGGTGTAACCTTCAGGGATTGAGCCATTGTTCTTCAGCGCATTGATATCGTTGTCGGTAGTGCCAACACGGAGGCTGGTTTCCAACAGACGGGTAGCAACGAACATCAGAGCAGGAGGCACGATTAGCTTGCGAGGCTTTGCTGCGATCAACAGACCACGCTCATCAGTCCAACCTGCGATCTGAATAACTGCGTTTTCCAACGAAGTCTCATTCAGGTCAGCATTGGTAGATGGGCGGTTGCTGTTAACACCACCAGAGATCAGGGGGTGAGCCGTGCTAAACAAAGCCACGCCGTCACCACCAAGGTAGGACGAAGAAAAGCCATTGTTGATAACGGATGCAGCCTTAACCTGCTTGGTGTAAGCCATAGCACGGGCCAGAGCTTTGGTATAACGTGCCGACAGGGAGTCGTACAGGTTATCTTCCACAGCCTCTTCCGTGATAGAAAAGCCCAAAGCAATGGTTTCATGGTTGTACCGGGCGGTGAAGGCTTCCTGTCCATTGTCATAAGCAATGGCAGAACCCTCATTCTTAACCGGTGCAGCCGAGAAGCCGGACAGCTTGGTTTCTTCTTCAAAACTACGCTCCGATTGCTCGGTTTCATAGATCTCTTTATGCTCTTCGCCGTAGCGGGCATACTCCAAACCGAACAATGCATTCAATCCGGGGAGCAACTCTTTAAGTAGTTGTGCGCGTGAAATAGCCATGATTTACTCCTTAAACACCAGTGGTGTTGTTATATTGGTGAGTGTTGATCTTCACCAATAGCTCGGTGTAGGTATCGGCTGCGGTAGCAGTCTCAGGCACTACGTCGATAACACGGATTGGGATAGTCGCGGTAGTACCAGCACCAGTCAAGGTTACGGCATATGCGGAATCACCATTGGTGGTGCTGCCAGCATTTAATACCAAAGCCAAGTTAGTACCCACTACAGTGCGACCTGCGGAACTCATGGTCGTGCCAGACGAAACAACGGCGACCTTGAACAGGGCCATAGGATCATCAACAACATATGCATAAGCAGGGTTGGTAGACGTAGAAATCAAAGCCGGAATGTATTGGCCCTGAACGGTTTGACCGCTAGAGTTTACATACTGACCGCCGACGCAAACGCCAACGATTGCACCAGAGTTAGTGGTGCTAGAAAGAACCAAATAACCGGTGCTGTCAATTTGTACAGTGTCGCCATTAAAAATAGCGGTTGCAAAACTGGCAGCTACGGGGATCTGGCGAATAGCACCAGCGTAAGGCTTGCCATCAATGCTATTGATAGGCTTTAGACCATACGGGGCGCTAACGGTAGGATATGCCATAGTTAACTCCAAAAATTAAAAATAAACACCTGTCAAGTTAACTTTCCGCGAGTTGTTGTAGATTTTCGGTCTGCAAACAAAGGCATGCGTGGGTCATTTTGACGTAAAAAGCTGTTATCCACCGACTCCATCTGGTTTTGAGCTTGCCCATTAAAATACTCAGCCATAGCATTAGCTTTTTCAGTGGGTATCTTACAGAGCATTAACCCACCAATCTCGATATTGCCGGTCTTAGGATTCCCGGGAACCATCAATTCCGGATGATCCTCTGCCTTAACTGGGACATATCCATCACGCAATTTGCGGGATACATTTGTCATCATTACCTCAGAATTACCATGTACTGCCGTCGCTATCCAGCGATAGGTGTACCCGGGTTCTTCTTTGGGGTCTGGCAAAGAACTAGACGGTTTATAAACATACCTTACAGATTCGCTGCGTGTATCTAAGTCACGGGGTTTACGAGTTTCATTCATTTGAGTTCTCCAATTTTGCTTGTTGAATAGCATACTGTTGCGGGGTGATACCAAATTTCTTTGCCAAAGCCAAAGCTCTGGGTGTCATTTGGATCGTTTTCTTGCCTGACGAGCGTGCCGCAGGCGAGACTACCGAAACAGGTCTTTTGTGAGACTCATTTGACTTAGCTCGCTCATTCCCAAATACCTCTGGGAACTTATCTTTCACGCGAGTATCAATTTCTTGAAAATACTCGTCACTGCGCGGGTCATAGCCCGCGTTGATTAGTTTTTTATGCAGCCCTAATGCGTAGCTGGATACATCTTCAAAGCCTTCTGCACTAAACCACTGGTTTTTGGCCTGCCAGCGCAGGGTTTTTTCGTCTAGTTGAGGCTCTGGTTCTCTGTATTGTTGCGGTTGTACCCTATTTTGTGGCTGTTGTAAAGGGGCCTCCCTAATATTATTTAGGGCATTTACCTTCATTTTTGCCTCCAAAAGAGCCTCTTGAGCAGCCAAAATAGCGTCTGCGTCAAAGGCTTCTTGGGCTTTTTTGTACTGACTACGGGCGGATTCAAGCTCATTTTCAGCCAATGTCTTGGACTGATCTATATATTGCTTACTTCCGGTCTGTACATATTGTTTAAGCTGGTTGTTTTCATCGTAAAGCTGTTGGGCAATACGTTCCAAATCCTGCTTTTCCCGGGCTAGTGACTCTTTTGCCCTACGTTCATCATGGCGTACTCGGGTTAATTCCTTCATCCGGGCTTGAACGTTCTTGGAATATGAGGCTAATTCCTCTTCCTGTGGGTCTATAACCTCTTTTTCAAGCGGTGCGCGACCTTTATCTACCTCCGGAGTGTCATCGATAAGCTCAATCTCGACCTCATCTTTGGACTCTTTTGGATCTTCTTTCTCAATTTCATCTGGGAATTTAAACTCAGACATGGCTAATACCTCGCGGATCTTGTACAACGCCTTCAATTTGGTCGTCGTTGATTAAGCGCATTTCTTTGCCATACATTTTGAAGCGCGTACCGGTATAGGTACGGGTCATTACAAAATCTCCCACTTTGCACCAAGGGCCACTGGGAAACTTTGTAGTATCTTTATAGGCATCGGGGCCTACCTTAACTACAAAAAGCACGGTTGTGGTTTGTTCTTCCCGGCGCATAAAATCAGAAGGCTTTAGGAGAGAAGAATTCTCATAATGCTCTGATACGTCCGGAACGATACATAGCAGCTTGTATCCAATTGGATCTGGTAGCTGTTTGGCTTTCTCTTCATCTGTCGCAGCTTCATCCGGCTTTTCAGCAGGCTGAATGGTTTTTGGGAGGGTAACTCCCGGAGGCAGAATAAGATCACTCATCTGATTGTTCAACTTTCTTAAGCAGGGCCAAAAGGTAGGACTCTGCGGTGGCTAGGCCCTGAATAACACCGCACAGTTTTTGATACTCATCGAAGGTACGACAGGCCCCACCAGCCATATCGTCCGCATAGTTGTTCATGTCCTTGCGTATTTGGTCGCGCAATACGCGTGCGAAGTCTTGAACCATGTTTAAACACCTTCTGATTTATCGACTGCCTGCATAGCAGACAGGGCTTGATCTCTCTTGTCTTTAGAGATCTGTGCGCCAAGTTTTATCCCGGCGTGTTCTTGGTCAAAGGTCTGCCGCTCTTGATCGGCTTTAATCTTTGCTCCAATCTTTGTACCCTCAAGCTGCATGTCTGCCTGTATGGCTTCACGCTTGAGGTTGTTTTGATCAGCTTTGCTTGCTGCATCTGCTGCCAGACGTTTTGTATCCAATTCCAAACGCGCTTGGTCAAGCTGGAACTTCTGCTGCGCCTCTTGAGTCTTAAGCTGCAATTCACCCTGTTTGATCTGGAGTTCTTGCATCTGCATTTGAACCAGAGGATCTTGGGCTTGTTGCTGGGCTTGTTGTTGGGCAGCTTGACCTTGGTTTTGTTGTAGAACTTGCTGGGCTGCTTGAGCGATCATGGTAGACAAGGCCAGCTCGACTTGCGGGGGCAACTCATCATCCTGCGGAGGTAGAGATATACCCATCTGCTGTTCAATCTGCGCCCGATATTTAAACCCTGCATGCTCGGCTATATGGGCCATCATTGCAGCCTGTATCTGAGGAGCGCGGGGGTTTTGACCTATAGATTGTGCAATTAACGGGTCTTGTACAAAAGACATGTGAGTTGCAATATGGGCATCCTGATCTTGGTAGAAGAATGCTTTTACCGGCTCTCCTCTGAGAACTGCCATATTCTCTGAAACCGGATCCATTGGTTTCTGGTCTTCTGGAAGCTTGACTAACTTATCTGCGTTCTTAATTCCAAGAACTTCTAACATCCTGCGGTGCAACTGTGGAAGATCATAGATATCCGGAGCCATCTGGGCCATCTGAATGACAGCCTGATACTGAACCACGCGCTGGCTCATGGTGGCTGCGTTGGGATCAGATACGGGGATGATCTCTACATAGTCGTAGTCTTCCCGCTTGGCGCTTTTGTCGCCCTTTTCCGGTTTGTAGTCATAGTCTGCATCTGTGTAGTCACGGATGATTTCAGCCAGAAGACCAAGTTCCTGTTTAAACGTGTAATGCAGGCGAGCTTGGATGGCGGTCATCACCTTTAACTGGCGCTCTAGGAGAGCCAATGTGCTTCCTACAGGAGCTTGGGCAGACATGTCGCTGATGTTCATGTCCGCTGTAGCGGCAAACCTACGCCCTTCTTCCACGATAGTTCCAAGAAGGGCTGCCAGAACCTGACTGGGTTCTTTATATGGAAGGGGAAGGATGTTGTCCCTCAAGGCTCCAGAGCCAATATCTACATCACGGAACTCACCCGGCTGAATAGGAGTGTCATCTCCTTTGATCCGCAGTCCACGGGACTTCAGTCCACCCGGCAAATTAGATAGAGTTCCTGCGTCGATAAGCTGGCGCATGATGCTGGTTGCCGATTTAGCAAACCCACCAATAAGGTGGAACAGACCGAATCCATAAGCACCAAAGCCGGGGATGTATTGGTAATGGACAAAATGCTGGCGCTTTAAACGCAACTTGTCATCCTCTTCCCAGTTCCTGCGGATAGCCAAGACCTTGTTGTTGCCTTTGATCATGGTCACAACATAGGGCAGGGCGATACCGGTTGGGCCATCCTCATCAACATCCTCAAATCCCGGCAGGTCTAGGTCTGCGTGGACTTCATAGATGGTGTAGCGGTCATCGTTTAAATCACTAAAGCCGGTTTCTTTGTCTTTAGCTTTTTTGATGTTGTCCTGCTCTTTGCCGGGGTCTGGTAGATCTATGTCCCGGTAGAAGCCTGCCTGTTGGAGCTTGATGATCTCATTCTTAGTCTTACGCATGACATGGGTCAGGCGGTAGCAGGTATCCAGATCCGTTGTTCCATAGGGCAGAAGGATGTCCTCTGCGGGGATAAACATAGATACTTGCCGTCCCAGATTGGGATCAAAATACACTTTCTTAAACGCAGAGCCTGTGGCAGGAAGACTCCAGAGCATGCGCTCTATCTCGGGACGGAACTCTTTCATTACCTCCGTGAGTTCATAGTTCATGTCATCCTCAACTCGGATGGCAGCTTCTTTCTTCTCAGGAGTTTCTTCTCCGATAATTTTTGTCCGCACCGGCCCTTGGGCGGGGAACATCTCGGTGATACTTTCTGACTGGAACCTTACAACTGCCTCGGTGATCATGGGATGGAATACCCCACTAGCTCCTGACCAAGGCTCTGTGCGTTCTTCAAACTGGAGACCTAGAAGTTTTAAACCCTCTGTATAGGCTTTTTCCCAATCCTTGCGGCTACCTTTGTCATTTGAGATATCCCCGTCCAGATCTCCTGCAATGGAAGACATTTCTCCCTCATCCATTTCTTCTGCGAGGTTTAAACCAAAGTCTTCATCTCCAGCCTCAATGGAGATATCTAGTCCGTCCATGTGAATATTCACTGCCTCGGGATCGACAATCTCAATCTCTATTGCATCTTCTGCTTTTGCCAATTCATCCAGCCCAGCGGGGGCTTGGTACAAACTCTTATCAAAATTAGCCATTGGGTATCCTTAGTAATATTCGTATTTACGCCGAAAGATAGGTGCTTCATCTTCCTCATCTGAGGCAATTTGAATAAAGCCACCCTGCCGAAACCTCATTAAGGCTTGGCTGCTGGAGTCAACCAAGTCATCGTTATCCCCATAGGGGAATGCAGCCAATTCTTCCATGACCTCATCTGCCCAGCGTGTTGTTGGACACCATACAACCCCAGAGGCAAACAGGTCTGCAATAGAGTTTACACGGCTTATTTTGTCATTTCCTTTGCCCGGCGTGTACTCCGACAGGGGGACTCCAATCTTTCTTAGCTCATATATAAGAGGCGCTCCGGCAGCACGCTTCTCAATAATCAATGTATCTGGCTCCCACTGTTTATACAACTCCAGAGCCATCTTTTTAAGCTCAGGGAACTCCATACGTTGTTTAAATGCATCTAAGAGGATGATATTAGTCTTGTAGTTACCTTTGTCATCTGGGTGTTCAAATATTCCCCAAGTGGTGCAGGCTGAATAATCTGCCCTGTTATTCTTCTCAAAGGCTGTATCCCAAGACTGTATAAGGTAATCACACTGGGGCATCTTTTCATGTTCCCAGATTCTCCACTGATCCCTTTTGATAATTGCACCTTCATTACCGGTTGGGTTTTGTTGGTACTGCGCTTCCCATTTGGCTACGGGGAGTTCCGCTTTCAGCGACTCTAGTTCTTTCTTTGACCAGAACGCAGGCCAAAGAGGCGTTCCGGACGGGAGAATGGCGGGGAACTCTATAACTTCCCACTCATCTACCCCATCGTTTCCTGACTTCTTAAGAATCTGCCCTGTTAAATCTCGGGTAGCCCATCTGGTCATAACGATGATAATTGCCCCGTTAGGCTGAAGACGCTGACGAGGGCCAGAGGTGTACCACTCATAAACCCCATCAAAGATGGCAGGGTTATTCTGTTTAGCCTCTTGCTCTGAATGTGGATCATCAATGATCAGAAGATCTGCACCCTTACCAGTGACGGCTCCACCCACACCGATAGCAAAATAATCTCCACCCTTGTTGGTGTTCCACCGACCAGCAGCTTTGGAATCACTTGATAGCTTGGTATCAAAGATCTTGGAATAATCATCAGAGGAGACTAGATTCCTCACTTTGCGTCCAAACCCTGTAGAGAGTTCTGCGGTGTGAGCAGTCTGGATAATCTTCTTCTCAGGAAACTTTCCCAAGAACCAAGACGGCAGAAGAAAAGAAGCAAACTCCGACTTAGTGTGTCGGGGTGGCATATTAATGATTAACCTCTTGAGGGTTCCATTAGCCACTCTCTCAAAAGCATCTGCCATGATCTTATGATGCTGCCCCGATATAAATATAGGCCACATCTGCTGGACAAAGAACAGGAATGACTCCCTGCACTTCTCAACCCTGTCCATCTCCAGTAAGGTATTTATCTTCGCCCGCTCAGTATCAGGAACCTTATCCACAATACTCAAATACCCCGCAATCTCTTTAGCAGTAAGGAGAGTCATAACTTAACTATCTCCTTCATAGACTTGTCCGCCAACTTGATGGAATGAAACTTGTACGCCTTAATCTCAATATGCCCATCCTCTTTTAACCTATGAACAATCCTGTGAATATTGGACTTAGAAGACATCCCAAGAGACCTAGCTATCACCTCATATGAAGGAGATACACCATGCAACCTAATATAGGCTCTGATGAAGTCCAAGACTAGCTGTCTGCGTTGAGTCATTCTGTAAGTTTAAACGATAAAGCGAACGTTCGCAACTATCTTTCTAAAATTTATATATACCCCACCCCTGTTGGAGAAGAAAGAGATGGGGGTATGTTGCTATGTAATCGTTAGAGGGGATTAGAGCGTAACGTAAGCGGGGGCGTGTGCGAGTCATACAGGCGGGTGGGGGTACGGTGGGGTCTCGCCCTGCCGTTTAAACCACTCCCTCGTTTACACCGCTACGCCGCCTTGCCGCCTAGTAGCTTCAGGTGACCTGACAGATCACGCTTGAGTTGGTCTGCCGTTGGTGCTGCCACTTCGGTGTCTGTTGTTGGTGTAAACACACCTGCTGCCTTGCCCATAAGCTCCAGAGCTTTGAGGCGGCTGCCCTCTTGTTTAGCTCCCTTGCTCAGTGCAAGTAGCTGCCTCAGTACATATCTCTTGGTTGCTGCTAGATCCTCTGTTAGTGCTTCCGCAGTCTCTCCCCATGCATCTTCCAGCATCTGACCTATGACAGGATGCCTAGTCAGTTTGTATGCGTTAGCACTGATTACCCTGTTGCTACTGTGATCGTCTGGGTATGCTTCCCTATAGGCATCTGTATTACTGAGACCGCTTATCTTGGCTCTTACGAATGCCAATTGCTTCTCTGTGAGTCTTCGCTGTCTCGGGGCGGTTATGACCTGTCCATCCTTGCGCTTTGCCGGAGCCTCAGCCGCTGCTGCCAGCACTTCAGCCTCAGTGTCTAGCCATTGATCCTCTACTGCCTCTCCATCCTGCTGCGCGGCGTTTTCTAGATCATTGAGATAATCTATTGACGTTGTCTTACCCATAGTCTTTCCCCTTTGCGTGGTCTGTACTGGTCAAGTATACAGCACTGTGCATTTAAACAGCACTGTTCGTGGCCCAATGTTATCCACAGCCTGTGCATAAGTAAAGTTATCCACCGCAAATTGTGGATAATAAATGCACCAAAATGGTGAAAAACGCGATAGAGCGACTTCAGCGCATGGGTCAAGGGGTAGGTAGCACCAACCCCTTAAAGTCGCTCAGATTCGTTCAAAATTTGGCAAATAGACACATTGGCGACACCTGCTGGCATGACTCATGCTACATGCGCGCATCGCGTATCTCTGTTAGTCACTGGTAAGCCTGTAATCCCTGCTTCAATCAATACCCCTACGGTTCAGTCGGATAACTATTGCGCCCATGTTTTAAACACTACTACAATGTGGTTGTGCAATGTCGCACAGTAGATTGGAGACCCTCTCATGTATACCGCTCAGATCAATGCCCACGGCAATGTGATCGTCTGCAAAGGCGATACCGTCCGCAATTCATACCGTATCGTTTTCACTGGCACTTATGCAGAGTGCCTCGCAGTAAAGGCAGGTGCAGCATGAGCAAATTCAAAACCTACACCAACGCCATGCTGGCCTACGCGCTGGCTGACTGCCACGCCACGCTAGAGGCTGGACAGTATGCCGCTGACCATCCCTACGGGCGCAAACTGTGGCTGGAGATCGATGCCATTCGGGACGAGCAAATGTCCCGCCGCTCAATTGCAAGGGCCGTGTCCCGCCGCATCAAAGCGGGAACCCTCGCCGCTGGAGTCTGACTATGAACCGCGCCGCTTACCTAATCGTCCGCGAGTTGGCCCATATCCTGAATGCCGTGCCGCTGGAGGCGCTGCCTTATGTGGCGCGTGGACTTGCTGACACCTACAACCTGCCCCGCAAGGCAATGCTCAAAGTGATGCGCCGCTATGTGCGCCTGTACCGCGCCTGACATTTCAGCGGCTTGCCTCGCCGTGCGGGGCTTGCCAGTGCAATGTCGCACTGTTTGGAGATTGACCCTATGAAAATCTACTCTACCCGTGAGGAATGGTTGGTCGCAGCTATTGAGGAATTCCGCCCTCTGTTCGCTGCCTACGCCAGCCCCATTGCCGCCAAGGTGCGCGTCACCTGCGGCTTCCCTTCCAGCGCCAAGCGCAGCGGCGCAGTCGGCGAATGCTGGGCAGACACTGCCAGCGCTGACAAGTCAATGGAGATCCTGATCTCGCCCACAGTGGCAGACCCTATGCGAGTCGCTGACATTTTGGTGCATGAGTTGTGCCATACCGTGGCAGGGGCAATGAATCATGGAGTTAACTTCCGCAAGGCGGCGGACGCTATGCACCTGATCCCTGCTGCGGGGAAAAAGGGTTACAAGGCTACCACTGGGGGGGATGCCTTCCGCTCCGCCTTTGGCGCGATCATCGATAGCCTTGGTGACTACCCTCACGCCCAATTGTCGATGGCTACCCGCAAGACACAAGCCACTCGCATGCTGAAGGCGATCTGCCCCTCATGCGGGTACACCGTGAGACTGACCAACAAATGGGCGGCTATGGGTCTGCCTTCCTGCCCCGTCGATGGCGACACCTTTAACCTTGGAGCGTAATCATGGCTAATGACTTAGAAATTGATATCATGCAAACACCTATCAAGGTTGTGCATGGTGCGCTTAGACAATTCCATGCTGGTACACCGTGGGTAAGCAAGGCAGAGGCCGCCAAGGTCATGGCTTGGGAGATCCGAACCGGAGGCCCCTATACGCTGGCTGACATTCAAAATGCCACGCCTGTACCACTCCCGCTACCCGCTGCCGCCGCAGTCGTTGACTCAGTGCGCGATACCCTGCAAATTGAACAAGTGGTGAACCCCGTCCGCACTGTTGCTGACCGCGCAGACTCGCGCAGTCTAGACACTGCAAGCCGCCTGTCCCGCGCCGTGGATCGACTGGACGTGATCGAGCAAGGCCAGCCCGTGATCATTGAGGCCATTGAGGCGGTAGACAAGGCGCTGCGCGGTCTCGCGTTGAACGTTGACCGCATGGCGCAGATAGATCCAGCACTGGTGCAGGGTCAGGTTGCGGATGCCGTGCGTGATGCGTTTAAACCATTTGAGGCTGCGGTTGTGGCGGCTGGCGCTCAGACTGTGGTCGGGCAGATGGTGTCGGTCTCCAAGGTCAAGACCGTGCCTGTATCTCAGGCTTTCGGCGTGGCGGTGCATGATGCCAAGGGCCGCGAGATGCTGGTCGATATCTATGACAATGCCGCCGCCCCTGCGGTTGATCCCTGCTTTGTGTGGACTGAGGGAATTCTGAAGCACCTGCTGCTCTCGCAGTCCACTGGTGAAAACCTGTGGTTCGGCGGTGAAAAGGGTACAGGCAAGAGCGAGACCGTCCGCCAGTTCGCCGCTCGCACTGGTCGCGGGTATTGCCGAATCAACTTCCATAAGTACACCACAAGCGAGGATTACATCGGCGCAGTGGGGCTGGACAATGGCGCTACCGTGTTCAAAGACGGTGACTTCCTGCAAGCTTTCACCACTCCCGCTACCCTGATCCTGCTGGACGAGATCACCAATGCAGACCCCGCTGCACTCGCCACGTTGAACGGTTTTCTAGAGCCTAACAGTGCGGTGTCCTATGGCGGTGCGGTTCGCCGCCGTGCGCCTAACGTGCTGGTGTTCGCCGCAGATAACACGCTGACCAACGGCGATGAGTCGGGCCGCTACGCTGGTACGCGCCAAATGAATAGCGCACTGGCTGATCGTTTCGCTCGCGTTGTAGCGTTTAAACATCTACCCTTGGCTGATGAGATCAACGCCGTGACTCGCCATACCGGATGCACTGAGGCGCTGGCTGATCACGTTCTACGCGCAGTGCATGCATGCCGTGCAAAGGTGACTAGCGGTGACATCATCGACGCACCATCGATCAGGCAGGTGATGGCCTTTATCCGGTCAGTGGCAGTGCTAGGTGTCGATGAGGCTTGGGCTGCATCGATTGGACACCGCCAGCCTAGCGAGTCGGCGACTGCCATTGAGGCCATCAAGGCTACCTACATTTCCGATAGCTTTATCCACGCAAATATTTAAGAGGATCACAATGAAACGTTTAAACGGTATCCAATTCCGCTCCGGTGTCGATAAGGCAGTACATAAAATTGCCGCTGACCTTGGCGTGAAGGTGAAAATTGAGTGGACTCAGGGCATCACCACTGCTGCCATTAATTCATCTGGTGTCGTGCTGCTTGCTAATGTTGCTGATGATGCAGTCGTCACTGAGGCGCTGATCTGGAAATACGCTGGCTTTGTCCTGCACGAATTACTGCACCGCAAGTGGTCTGATTTCGGCGTGATTGAGTCTGTCACTGGCGACTTCTTGCGCCAATTGCACAATGGCGTCGAGGATTCATGGATTGAAAACCGCGCCGTGCGCGAGGGTCTTACTGGTAATGTCGAGCAACTGCTGACGGTGCTGGTCGATGGCATGGTCGATCAAGCAATGGTCAATGTCTCTGATTGGTCGGACACTCGCAAGTATCCCTTTTCGTTTGCCGTTAACCTGCGCTTGCATGGCAAGACCGTGCCTATCGCGCAGGGCCATGAGTGGATCCTGACTGAGGCGCAACAACGCATCACCGCATGCAAAAATACATACGACACTCTCAAACTGGCTGAGTGGATCATGCTGCAACTGCAAGGCGGCAATAGCAGCAAGGGTAAAGACAAGGGCGACAAGGGTCAAGACAACGGTCAAGGCAAGGGCGACAAGGGTCAGGGCGGCAATGGGTCTGAGACCGATCAGAAGGGGTCAAATAGCGACGATAAGGGGCAGGGTAAGGGTAAGGGTGCGGGTCAGCCTAAAAAGCCCTCCACGGCTGGCCCTGCGAAGCCAGTAGCTGGCCCTAACGAACCAGCGAAGGAAGTCGAGCCAAGCTTAGAGTCTGATAGCAGCGCTCATAACGGTTCATATTCCAATGAGTCGGGCGTAGTTAATGCCAGCCGTCATACTAGTAAGACTAAACCTTGGGATCTTAGCGTTACCGCTAACGCCCGTCTGCGCTATGAGGTAAAGCGCCTGTTTGAGAATACCGCCAATGATGAGTGGCAGGTCAACCGCCGTGCGGGGTCTCTCAATGTCCGCGCACTGCCTAAAGTTTCTACCAGTGACCGACTGTTTAAACGCCGCCTTGAATCCGAAGGGGTCGATAGCGCCGTGGTCGTGGTGCTGGACGTTTCCGGATCTATGTTTGAAAATCAATATAAGCATGACCCCCAAGGCGTGAAGATACTTGACGACAAGGGAAATCCCTTGACCTATTTGTACATGGATTACGCCGTGAAGGCTACCGCTGCTTTGCTCGATACCCTGACCCGCGCTGGCGTTAAGGTCTCACTGCATGCATTCGGGTCGCGTACATCAGTGCTTAAGGGGTTTGATGAGACGCTGGTGCGCGGCCTGTCTAAGCTGGCCCATGTATCCAGTGGCGGCAACACCAACGACTATCAGGCGGTGCGCTATGCGCATGAAGTGCTGGCCTACCGTTCTGAGGCGCGTAAAGCGGTATTCGTGATCACTGATGGAGTGGGCGATGCAAAGGCTACCCGCGCTCAGGTCGAATCAGGTGAGGCGCTAGGCATCAGCACCGTAGGTATCGGAATCGATATGGACGTTAAAGATATCTACCCTAAGTCGATCTGCATTAAGTCGGCTGAGGATATTGGGAATGCATCGTTTAAACAAATCAAGCTTGCAGCTTAACTGGAGAATGAAGATGAAAACTATCAACCTGACAGGCGATGCCCTTGATTGGGCGGTTGACAAATCACTAAACCTAAACACGCCGTACAACTCTTGGGGCCAAACAGGCAAAGTGCCGCTCTACTCAACCGACTGGTCGCAAGGCGGCCCGATTATTGAGCGCGAGGATATTGCGATTTGCCGCCTAGAAAATAGCGAATGGAGAGCGCAGTTGAATGTGGAAAGCTTTGGCCCATATTGCCGCCAATACGGCCCAACCCCACTGATAGCAGTCATGCGCTGCTATGTTGCCAGCAAGCTAGGTGATGACGTTGAAATACCGGAGGCACTATGCAACCAATGAATGCTAAGACTATCGACTCCGCTCGGGCCAAGCTGGACATCATTACCAGCATGGCAGGGCCTGACCCTGATATGGCCCTTGCCGTCCTATCGTATGCGCTGATGCATGTAGCCCATGACAACAGGGTGATGTTTGCATCGGTAATTCAGAATCTATCGATCCTTGAAATCATGTTCCATATGGAGGCTGGTCATGCAGAATGAAACCAGTACCCGAGAGGCTTTAGGCTGGCTGGCGGTCTGCCTGATCTGTTTGTGCGTTGTAATCAATTGGGGGTCTTATGTCTGACTGGTACACCACTCACACTAGGGTTTGGACGCATACCGCGCTTGGGGAAACACAAATAGCGGACTGTACCAATAAGAATCTGCCCACTGCTGATCAGCGTTTAAACGCACGAATGTGTGCGGCCTCACCTGCACTGATGGAATTACTAGAGTCGATACCTTACCTAGAGCCTGACCATCTCAATACCCTGATAAGCATACGCAAGTATGTTTACCAAGGTTAGGGTGCTGGACTGTCCCTATGCGCGGTCTGCTGCCCCCCAATGCCCCCTGCTGGTCGAGTTGGTCAACTCACCGCCAGCGCGGGGAAAGTACATCTATTGGGACAGGGGATGGCAGATAGCAAGGATGCAGTCGGGCCAGCCATACAGGCTAGGTCGGCATGACAGTTTTTTTAGAGCAATTTTTAACGCAAAAGGATAAATATGGCAAAGTTAACTATGAAACAAAAAATAGCTGGCGCGGTCAATGTGTATGCCGTCAAGGTGACGGTGTATGTCCACCACCAGTCGGAGGCAGAGGCGCAAAGCTATGTGCTGGACGCGCTGGCAGATTGGAACGGCGGCAATGGTAGGGTTATCCCTGCCTATCATTGCCACTCAGTGGAGGAATCCCCTATGCGGTTCCCGCTGGAAGTAACCTATCCGGAAGAGATCGAAACATAGCAGGGATGCAAAATAATAAAGGGGCTTCGGCCCCTTTATCTGTTTAAACGATTGATACGCCTGATACGCCTGAAACGTCAGTGATTAAAAACTAAACATGTACAGTCGTTTAAACGCTAAAACATATCTAGGTTTTCACTGTACGTCCCTGACGTTGTATTGAATAGCAGGGTTGTCTCGCCCTGAGTGCCAACCCAACGGTGACGGCATTTCCATACCGCCATCTCTACAAAGCCTTCCTTCCTGTGGATCGTGATGCCGCAGTCGGTCTTGGCCCACCACGCCATCGATCCGCTGATGCTCATGCCGTCCGGTCTCGGTTGCTCCATGCCTGTACGGTTGACCTTGGCGGGGTGAGCAACAAACCAGCAATGTAAATCGTGTGCCTTCACAAAACGCTGCACCTTGGTGAGCATGTCTGAGATGGCCTCAGTCTCAGTCGAGTTGCGGGTCAGATCTAAAAAGTTGTAGGGGTCGATCACCAACCCCCGCACTCCCATACGCTTTATTGCCACCTTGGCGCGGGTCAGGATCGACTCAAGGGTCGAGGGTTCATCCCCATTGGTATCAATGAATAGAAAATGGTCGTTGACCCATTTAAACGCTTCATCCTTTTCCTGATCGTTCATTCTGTTTTTACCGTCAAAGAACCGCTTCCTAGTGTAGATCTCCATCAGTCGGGTAATGTGGATCTCAGGCTGATTCTCAAAAGAACAGATGGCAAACTTCCAGTCATCATCACGGGCTAGGTTAACGGTGATCTGATCCACGAAGTTGGACTTACCGGACGATGGGTAGCCAGTGACCACTGTTAGCTGGGCAGGGGCCACCGTGTAAATGTCATCGATGGACTTAAAGCCGGTGCTGAATCCTTTCCCAGTACCGCGTGCGTACAGGTCGTTTAAACGATCCTTGTAGGTCGTCGCTTCGGATAGGCCAGCAATCGGGTACGCCACCGCCGCATCCAGTATCTCCCTTATATGCGTTGAGGGGTCGTTCGTTGAGGGGTCGTTAAGAAAAATTTCGTTGAGGTCTTTTGCGGCGAACTTAGCTAATCTGCATTTCTCTTTACCTATCCGTCGGGCTAACTCCTCTGCCAATGCTTGGCCCGGCGTGTCTTGGTCTGTGGCTAGGATTACATAGGGTGCTGCGTCTAAATACTCTACTGCGCTCCATACATAGCTGAACCGCTTGTCTTCGCTTGGCAGAACTTTACCGTCTGCAACCTTGATGGGAGCGCCGCTCGGCACTGACACCACGTTCTCTATTCCTGCCTCCATCAATGTGAGGCAATCAATCTCACCTTCTACGATGATGATGGGCTTACCCTTCTCAAGCTGGTCGAGGCCAAAGAAATCATGCGCTCCACCTGTATCTTGTGTAAACGCTTTATCTGGGAAGCTTCGATATTTAACAGCAACCAATGCACCGTTGCGGTAATAAGGAAACGCTATGGCATCGGAGTGGCGGTCAAGTTTGGGAAAGAATTTATCTGCGCCGAATAGCCGCATGCGGTCTGCGGTTGGTTTAGATATGCCCCGCGACAGAAGGTAGTCGTAGTGAAAGGGCTGAAGGACTTGGTTTTCTATTTTGAGGACAGGGACGGCTGACAATTTTATCTCCTTGGGTTGTATTGATCCACTTGCAGAACAGTGATGACAGTGATACACAACCGCGCCGTCAGGCTTGCGTGTCAGGGTCATATCTTTTATGTTTTGTTTCTTGCGCTCGTTTGAACAGTAGGGGCAAGCAATCCTACCGGTCTGGTCAAAGCCAGACCTTTCTATCATGGCTTCGATCATGCTTCCGACAGATGTCCATATCGGTTTAAGAATGTAACCACCCACTCACCATCCTTGAGGCTATACACATTTATCAAGCTTTTAGCCTCGTACACTTTTATCTGTTGCACATATTCATCTACTAATTTACAGTAAGCAATTGCACCAGTCATGTCCGTGCAGTTATACATTGGCAAGCGCAGAACCGCCGTCTGATTTCCAAAAAAATAAGTGAAGCTATCTATATCACATTGCAGCAAGCCCTCTTTATCCTCACGATGAGATTTCATCTTCTTGTTAATTTGTAAATTCATTTCGCTAATCATTTCATGCTCCCATCTTTGTTGCGTTTAAATGAACGGTTCTTTGACGGGGCTTGCAACTTGACCCCGTCGGAATTAGAACCACCCTTGCTCAAGGCTTTGACATGGGCTACATCTTTACCTTTGCGGGAAACTCCCTCTGCGTCGAGTTTCCTACGCGCTCGTTGTCTCTCCATCCTGTCGGGGTGTTCACCTCTTGCAACCTGTGTTTTGTATTCTTGTTTGAAATCGCGTGGCATAGCTACTCCTAAATTTTTTTAAACTTGTTTACATCCAACAGGACACAAGGCTCAATGTCTTGCCAGTCATCTCTGTCTTTTCTGCCCCTGACCAATACATTATCGGGATGAAAAAATCCGGTACGGAATTCTGCATAATAAACAGCATCGGTTGTTTTAACAACAAGAAAAAATGGCAGACCAGAAGACTCGGTTATTTGCTTTGCAGCCATCCATTTGCCAAGGCTTAACAGGTAACCCCCGAACTGGTCAATCTCTGCCATCGTATAGTTTCTAGTCTTAACCTCGCAGAAGGCAAGAGCCTTGTCATCTCTGGTAAGAACATAGTCCAGACTGTACTTGATGGACAACTTCACCGCCTTGCATTTCCACGCAGACTCGACCAAGGCTATGACCTTGGACTCTCTGGCTAAGTCATCCTCTGATTCATATAACTCTCTCATCCTGTTCCTTTCGCCCCGCTAAAGCAGGGCTTATTAAATTTCACCCAAAGACCCCCCTTCCCCACTGAAGGAGAAGGAAGGAATGGTTTCACCGCCTCTCGGCATCTGCATGGCTGTTATGCCCCCTGTGCTTGCAGCTTAGACCAGCACCACGGATTGTTGGGAGTAGTTGCTCCGCGCCATAACGCTTACCGTGTACCCTTTTCTTCCACGCCGTCAGGTTAACGCTTGCTATCGTGTGGAGTACGGAAGCACAAATGCAAAAAGCCGTTACAACTGCATTCGGGTAGCACCCCCTGAGAATTCCCAGAGGCCAGAACGCATGTGTAACGGCTTTCAACTGTTGTGTGCTACGACAACTGTTCGCACTGTATCACAGAATGATACGGGGTGCAACAACTTTACAAAAAAATATTGGTACTCGCTGCACTATGGGCCGCATGGGTTCAAGACTCAATTGTTTTAAACCATAGCATCCGCTTTCCCAACACGGCTGGGGACTGTTCTTGATGGGCTTACCGAATCGAACGGACTAGCGTCAAGTCGCTTAACCTTGCCCACAATCCCCATGCGTGTTGAACGCAAGGCTATTTTCCCCTTGGTCGGCCCTCCGGAAAAGCCTAGTTGTGCAGGAACTGCACGGGTACGATCATGTCGCGCAGAAACAAGTGTACAAGAAAAACAGGTATTCCACATAGGTGTTTTCCCTAATATGTTTAAATGCACAAGCTCACCCGGTGAGCCTGCCGGGTGTATACTGGCCTTGCATGTTTACATGCGTTCTCCTTGTCTCCTATCCCCATCCAGCAGGGGATTTAGCCCCGCTTCTTGGTGGGGCTTTTTTTTGGAGCAATCTCGGGAATGCACTCAATGGTGATGTCACTTCTGGGACATTTCGGATCAAGATGCCAGTAGGTATGCCTCTCCTTAACCTGTCTGTCGTTTGCGTAGATGCAGCCCTGCATCAGGTCTAAGATTAAGCTTTCATCTAAGTCAGGTCTGCGTGATGCGTAATAGATATGCATGGTTACACGCAGATCCCCCTCCATAAGGACTGGAAGGACGGGGCATTGCTGCAAAAAAACATCGCTATAGGACAAAGCCTTTGCGGATTTGATCAGGCGAGACATGCCCCCGTACCTCACAACACGCCTTGAATTTGCCTTACTGGCAGGCTCCCCAAAAATATTTATTGATAGTGCTTGCATTTTTGGTGTAACATCACTATCATTCGTTGCAGGGATCATAAAAACCTTTTGGAGATGAGATGAAAATTACGAACAAGTACAACCTACCCGAGGCATTAGTCAGTGCCATGCTGAAGGATGACTACACCAAAGGCGCTTCTGAGTATAGCGTTACAGGGCTATTGCAGCCACCTAAAGTTGCACTGTTACGCGAACAGTACGACGGTCAGATAGAGATAGACGTTAGCGACAAGATGTTCACCTTCCTTGGTACTGCACTACATAAGGTGCTGGAAGCCACGCTAATGCCTGATAACTGCACGTTCGAGGAGCGTCTGCATACCAAGGTAGACGGAACAAGTATCAGCGGCGCAATCGACGTACAGGAACGCGGAGCGAACGGTACAACCATCTGGGACTACAAGGTCACTTCGGTATGGTCTGTGATCAACGAGAAATCTGAGTGGGTAGAGCAACTCAACATGTACAAGTGGCTAGTGGAGACCGTCAAGGGTGAGCGGATCGTTGGACTCAAGATCTGCGCATTCCTGCGGGACTGGAGCAAGAACGGCAATGGTGCTAACTACCCCGAGGCATCCATCGTCACTGTAGATATCCCGATGTGGACTGCCACAGAGACTGAGGCTTTCATTATGGATCGTTTAAACGCACATAAGAAAGCAAAGATGGCAAGAGATTTTGGAGAAGAGCTACCACCCTGCTCCAACGCAGAACGCTGGATGTCGGAAACGACATTTGCCGTAAAGAGAGAGGGTCGCAAGACTGCGATCCGTGTATTAACCAATGTAAAAGAAGCCAAAGAGATGGCAATAAAGGAAAAAGGATATGTCGAAACAAGACTCGGGGAGCCAAGGCGCTGCGCAGGAAACTACTGCCAAGTCGCCCAGTGGTGCAGCCAATACCAAGGAGAAGTCAATCGTGAAAGTGACGGCATTGCATAAAGAAGCAAGCTCAGCCTTGAGGCGCATTGAGCAGTTGTTGGAGAAAGATGAAAAAGCCAATTTTGCTTTTGAGCAGATGGACTTAGCAGAGGTTGTTAATGAGTTGCGGGAAACAATGAACACGCTGCATTGGCTTGCTGAAGTGCTTAAGGCAAATGATTCTATTTATGTAACTTACGCAAGGAGCTTTGAATGAACCAAGTAGACCTGCTCAAGATTAACGTCAACGAGCATACGGAGAAGAAGAACGGCCTGACATACCTGTCATGGGCATGGGCTTGGACTGAGGTGCTGAAGGCTGACCCCAAGGCTAACTGGGAGGTCAAGCTATTTGAGGGTAGCCCTCTGATGCCTGTCGGTGGAACCTATATGGTCTGGGTGACTGTGACCATGTTTGATAAGCCTATAACTTGCATGCTGCCCGTCCTTGACTACCGCAACAAGCCTATCCCTACGCCTAACTCCTTTGATGTAAACACATCAATCATGCGGTGCTTGGTCAAGGCTATTGCTATGCATGGACTCGGTCTGTACATATACAGCGGAGAGGATCTGCCCCCTGATTCAGAGGAACCAACCGCAGAGGAACCCAAGCCAGCCCCTAAGAAGGTTGTTGATGTCCCCGCTAAGAAGCGTCCCCAGCCTACAGAGTGGGACAACTCCGATGCTTCTCGCCAATTATTTGCAGACGGCATGGTTAAGTATGCCGATATCTGCACCACAGTTGATGACCTCAATAGCTACTGGATGAACAACCAGTTGCAGTTGGAGTCGTTAAAGCAGACGCACGCTGACCTGTTTAAAGGTGTGCTGGATCACTTCTCCACTATGAAGAAAACTTTTACTCAAGGAACCTCAAATGGCTAATTACGATACCCCATACAAACCCAAACCTGATAGCGGAACTTTACGAGCGCAGGGATCCAAGAAGACCTCTGCCAGCCCAGACTACTGGGGTGATATCCGGATCAATTTGAAAGACTTGACCGCCATCAAGATTGAGGACGGTTGCCATGTGATCAAGCTCAGTGGTTGGAAGAAGATTGATAAGGCCGGTAAGGTGTATCTGTCTATTGGTGTAAACAGGTTTGTTCCAAAGGATGAGGGCGGAACTGTGCGTCAAGAAGACCAGCGTCAGGACTTCCCTGATGAAGACATCCCCTTCTGATATGACACTCCAATTTGAATGCAGGAAGATAGCGTTGAAGCAAGACCGCTCCGGTTTTGTTTTGACCCTAGCTATACACCCTGACGAGTTGCCCGAAGAACTGATTCGGGACTTTGTCGGGGCGCGTTATGCATGCGTCATGGTAAGGCTCAAAGATGATGAGTCTGCCACCGAATACAGCAACCGCACCCAGCAGGCAGGGATCCTATGTCGCACACCGCTATTTCAGTCCTTTATTGGTCAGGCATATGTAGGTAGCGATTGCACAGAAGAAGAGACGGCAGCGGCTCTGTGCCGTGAATGCGGCATAGATTCTCGGACGGAACTCAATGGGAATGTCTCAGCCAAGTTCAGGTTTGATGAGATCCTCAAAGAGTTTGAAACATGGAAGATGAGCATATGAGTAAGTTAAAACCATTTATGACTTACATGACCGAAACAGACCATACCAGTCTGCGTAAGTTTGCAAGGGCAAAGAAGATCACGATGGCACAACTAATCCGCGAAGGGGTGGGCATGAGGATGTCGGATGGGACTTATGCCTCTGGGTTTAATGATGGGGTGAAAGCCTCCATTGAGTCCATTAGCAAACTCCCTGCCGCGCAGATGAGATTCCCTAGTGGTCAGTCATTTGCAGAACTCATCTCAGATGAACTGTTTAAACGAATGATTGTGGGGAACACCAAATGAAACTAACCGGCAGACGTAACCAATGCCAAAGCTGCAAAGAGTATTTCAACAGCAATGATGCTTTTGATATACACCGGACAGGTAAACATGGCGTAAACCGCAGATGCAGGACTCCAGAAGAAATGATGGATAAGGGAATGCTTGTAAACAATGATGGCTTCTGGATAGGTAGGCCGTCTACTAGGGAGTTTGCAAATGAAGATGCTTGAGTTTATTAAAAATTATATGCGACAACCAACGCATATGGAAATGGTGAACAGGGAACTTGAAGAAGCCAAGCTGGAAAAGCTGGAAGCAGAAACCGCAGTGGAGTATGCGCAATCTATTGTGCAGTACAACACAAAGAGAATAGATCGTTTAAACATATATATCGCCGAGCAAGGCAAGGAGAAATCAAAATGAAATGGAATATTTTTGAGCGTTTAAATACGTTGGAGAAAGAACTGCATGAGCTGCGTGAAGTTGTAAGGTATCAGGGCAACACCATCATCTCTTTGCAGTTGGATAATATAGAACAAGAGGGGGCAAAGTTAGTAACATCTCAAGCAGACCGCAATGTATTAAGTGAAGCCACAATTCGCGGAGAAATGGCGTTTACTAAGACTGAATCATATGCAGAGTATCGACGCAAATACCAACGCGAGTGGTACGCCAAAAACAAAGCTGTTATTTTTGAGCGCAGGAAAGCTGCGAAGAAACTTAAAGAGGCACAGAACCAAGGCAATAGCAAGAAAACTTATTACTGGAAAAACAGAGAAAAAATGCGGGAGTATGCCCGTCAGTACCAACAGAAGAAAAAAGCAAAACTTCAAGGAGAAACATGATGGGGCAGATCCTTGGATTCGCTTGCGGTGCTGCATGGCTAACGCACATCTTCACATGCTTTGCTCAGAGCCTGTGGGGTTTTTTATTAGCAGGAGCAATCCTGTTCCCCATCGGCATCCTGCACGGGTTTTATCTTTGGCTTCATTAGGAGAATACAAATGAAAGATGAAACAAGACAGGAAATTAGTGCAGCCTATGCAAAAGACTACACCGACTGGATGGTAAAGACAGGCGGCTTTGCAAGGGACATGACGCTGCGGGATTACTTTGCGGGGCAGATACTGCGCCTTTACACGGACGATAAGCCTAACCACATGAAACTCAACGCAGAGCAAGCGTATATGCAAGCGGACTACGCGCTCAAGGAGCGCATCAAAGACTCAACAAAAGAAAACCCGTCATCATTAGATGATTGGGACTTAACAGTGCGTGTTCGCAATTGCTTAAAAGCTGAAGGTATAAACACCGTAGGTACGTTAGTTCCGTACACACAATCTGATTTACGCCGCATACCAAACATGGGGCGCAAGTCAGTTAAGGAAGTGGTTACAGAAGCCGCATTGCGTGGGTTCACTATTAAGGAATACAAATGAAACCAGCAGACAAGGCTTATGCAGAGAGGGGCAGGGAGCATGACCCTGACCCCGCAGAGGAAGTGTTCGAATCCTTCAAAGCGCTGATCGCGGTACTGGGCATAGTGGCTGGTGTGGTGCTGATTGCACTTGTGTTGTGGGGGAAGCTATGAACATCATTGAACTGGCGAAGCAAGCAGGGCTTGTACGAAACGGCGATATTGGAATGAAACGATGGGAAGGCCCACAGTCAGACAGTGTCAGTGACCAAGATTTGGAAAAGTTTGCCGCCTTGGTAGAAGCAGCAGCCCGTGCTGATGAGCATAAGAGGGCTTGTGCATTCATGCGTCAAATGCATGATGCCTACTCAATGGCAAGCTATCCACCAAGGGGAACAACATGACAGGCTATCAAAGCAAAAAGAACATGGCGCAAGACAAGCTGGCACAGCCAGAGCAGAAGCCAGATGAATGGTTTGAAGGGGCGCATTGGTCTGATTGCGCTGTTCATAACGAGCCAGCTTACCCAAAGGGTGAATGCGATTGCGGTGGCTACACTCCACCCGCAGCACAGCGCACAGAGCCACCAGATTGGTTTCCTGCTGTTGAGAATATTCTTAAGGTGTATGGTTTGCAAGCAATATCTTTTGTGGCTGACTTCAAAGAAGCGATGAAAGATGCAGAGCAATCACAGCGCACATGGGTAGGGCTGACGAATGAAGATGTCTATGAATTTGCAAAGGCGCAACTTAGCTGGGATGAGTTGCTTATTGCGGCAGAAACCAAACTCAAGGAGAAGAACACATGAAAGTAGAAGAGATTATTGATTACGCATCCCCTTGCATGAGCGCAGAGAAGGCTATTAAAGATGTACACAACCGTATGCTGGATTTCGACTTTGACGGGGCCACGGCAGAAGCTTTAAACGCAGCAGGTCACATTCAGTGGATGCTGTTCACAATAAGAAAAATGAAAGAGGCGCATGACTCCCATAGTCTTAAACAATACACATAGGAATATCCATAAATTAAAACTATGCACCCAGTGTGATAAAGATAAACCTCCAGAGGGTGGTATTGAGATGCAAAGTAAATGGATCTGCCACCCATGTTGGATACGCAGGGTGACCACAGGAAAACTGAAAGGAAGCAAGTGATATCACATCACCCCAAGATTAGAAGCATGCTGCGTGAGCATGAGGATGGAATGACTATCGGCTGGATTGCGGAGTTCTTGGAGTTAAAGCCAGACTCTGTGCGCGGTGCTTTAGAGGGGATGCCTGATGCATACATTGACCGCTGGACAAAAGCTCCAAAGGGCAAAACATATGAGGCAATATGGTGCGTAATTGTTCCGCCAGAGAATTGCCCAAGACCAACGAGAAAATGATATGACTGAACATGAACAAAATTTACGAGACCTTGCTGCTATCTTTGCAATGTCTGCACTGCTCATCCGAAACGATGATGACCCGCATGAACAAGCATTTGCCATAGCCAACTCCTTTATGGAAACAAGAGAGTCTATGAACAAGGAATTAGACGGGATAGCGGCCCTTAAACGGCCCCGAAAGGCAAAGGATGTATAGGAACCCCAAGCTGCTACAAGCGGTCAGGGATTGCCCATGCCAGCACTGTGGGGCCAAAGATGGAACCATAGTTGCTGCCCACTCCAATCAGATGCGGGACGGCAAAGGAAGGGGACTCAAAGCCTATGACTACCGTATTGCAGCCCTATGCTTTAAATGCCACTACGAGATAGATCAGGGCAAAGACTTATCCCGGGCGGAGCGTTTAAACATATGGGAAGATGCTCATCGGGCCACCATAGGGTGGCTCTTTGAGAACGACCTCATCAAGGTCGGATGATGTTGCGGATCTGCCTGATGTCGTTTACCAGCAGGTTCTGAGCCTTGGTAATCTCCATCAGCATATCCCGCTTCTCATCCGCAGGTATGGATGCAGCCCTGATCATATTAGCCTGCTGTTGAAGCTCATCCATCTGCTTGTTTAAACCATTCATAAAATCCCGTGCAGCAAAAAGCTGTGCGTTCTTCTCAACATAGTCCGGAAGATTTGGATCTGCTTCTTTTTCAAGCTTGTTAATTGTCCGCACGGTGGTATCCACTGCATGCTTTAAATCAAAGTACGAGGTGATCTTGCCACGAGCTTCTGGGTCTGCCAAGAAACGTTTGATGATTGGCATCTGCTCTATGCGCTTGGATGGTTTATCTATACCTGATGGAGACACCGCCTCTATGCCTGCATCTAGTAGGTCTGCTGCGTAAACACCCATCGTTCCTGTGTAACCTTTAAACACATGGTCAATCATCATGGGGGACATACCTGCCTGCTGTCCAAGAATCTCTGCCCACTTAGATGTTCCGGGGCCTACTTGGAACTCAGGGGCAATACCCTGCATGTTTTGCCCAACGATAGGACGTTGTGTAAACACCGAGTAGTTATCGCGTGCCTCTAGCAAAGGAGCAGCTATCTGTGGCACAGGATTTAAACCAAATGTGCTTTGCAACGCACGCCTCATGGATTTTTGTAAATCCTCTGTGGTGTCGCGGTTCTCTTTATTTTCCATAAAGAAGCTGCGATAGATCCGCTCGGGGATTGTTTTAAATAGCGTACCAACTTCAAACGGGATTGGGATCTTGAGCGGGGTCTTGCCTTCGCCCATAGGAATAATCCAGTTGTTGTCCTTGGTTTCCTCTTCCTGCTTCTCATAATCAGGGTTACCAGAGATCGCCATTGCGTACATAACACTCAACCCAAGCAGGGTCATGCCACGGATGATCATGGCTTTCTGGACTTGTTTCTCTTGCTCTGTGGCATTGGCATCCATAAATGGACGGATACCGGCACGGAAGAACACATCCAAACCTTGGACACGAGCGTTTAAGAATGGGATGGCTGCTGCTGCAATACGAACAACGGCAGAGCTTCCCTTGCGGTTGAAGTTCATCACCTCCAACGCACGGTGGATAGCCTCTGCTTCGTTGCCTGTCTCAGCAAGGGTTGCCTTGTAAACAGCAATACGAGTGGCAGCATCAGATGCCTCAGTTCCCTTTTCCAGTGCATCCCAGAAGAAGGTAAAGGGAGATGTAGCAGACTCAAAGCTGGTCTTGGTTCCAGTCTTTTTACGCAAATCTTTGGCAAAAGCTTCTGCGCTGGCCTCGACATTGCGGGAAAATTCATATCCACCCAAGACACCAGCACTCAGAAGCTTCTGGTACTCGGGAGAGTTGTTCATCAGAACGTTTCCCATCTCCTTGACTGCCGATGCCACAGGGGTCAGCTTTGCCCCGCTAGTTACATACGCAGATACAGAGTCACGCATCAAGTTAGCCAGCATGAAGCCCGGATCCTTGGTAACCGCTGAACGCAAGAAGTTGGCAGGCATGGCAAGGAAGTTCAGGAACGGCAGTTCAGGTAGGTTTAAACTGCTAACAGCATCCACCCAGAGCTTGTCTGCGCATTCATACGAAACCTTCTGACCCTTCTCAAGGATGGTTACGGTGTTGGGGCCAGAGGCCACATAATCCAGTTTGCGAACCATTTGCAGGGTCATGCCGCCCTTGACAGCTTTTTGAGCTGCCACGTTCTTCATGCCAGCTTGGATGATGGACTGGGTATTACGAACAACAGTCTCAAGGAAATCAGCTAATGGTGCTTCGCTACCAGTGATTTTCTGAGGGCCTTTAACACCAGAGATACTCTGGAAGATGTTTGGCCCGACAGTGCGCTCACCTTCTAGTTGGCGATAGAAAGGCACATAGTCTGAGTATCGAACAAACTCTGCTGCGTTTTGGGCAGAAATAACGCCAGTGTCTACTGCGTACTTAACGAGTCCATCGTTGTACTTGATCCAGTCTTTCTGCACGTTCACAAACTCTGGGTACTGTTGCTCCAGTTCTTTGGCATAAGCCATATCCTGCGGGGTGTACAGTTCCTCTTTGCCGCTTGCTAAAAGGCGTTTACCGCGCTTTGCACCGGCCCAGAACTGATAGGCTTGATAGATCCTTGGGTTGCCGTATTTTGCAAGCGGAGAGAAGATCTCTACCGCACCCTTAACCGTACCGTTTTCGTTGCTTACAGTGGTGTAGCCGTTGCGATAAACAGGGGTTCCACCCATGCGGTTACCAACACCCAACGCAGAGGCAGCAACCCCCGCAGCAGCATCAGACTGCAAGGCGGCAGCATGTGCGCTCTGGTCAGCAAGATAAGCAACTCCGCCCATTTGCTGAGCAACCAGCTTATCAAAGTCGTTTAAACGGTTGTAGCGGTCAAGAGCTTTTTGACGCAGATAAGAAAAAGTTTCTGATCTTCCAGCAAGAGCGGTAGTCATACGCTCTACATAGCCAACCTCTTGCCGAGCGGTAGTGACTCGGTTGATGGCTGCGTTAATAGCTGCCCCGTTGGGCAGGCTATCAATGTCTTTGGTTACGTCAGTGCGCAGGCTGTAGCGAGTGGGCGTTCTGTCTTCTTGCTCACGCTCGCGCCGACCAGTTTCTTCATTCATGCGCACCATTAATGCATTTACATCATTAAAGTCTTTGCCAACATA